TCTGGGGTTGTGTATTCGGAAATAAAAACGGGGCAAGAAAAGTGAGTACCATCGTGAGCAACGGCTATTATATCCATTCGATTGCTTGTTAGCCGATGCCCGTCTTGAGCTTCGATTTCAAAGTCAGCTTGGAAAGGAATCGTGATAGTTGCCCGATATTTGGTGTTGCGTTCTATCGTGCTTTTACCTTGGCACTTTAGCCAATAAACATCAACGCTTGGCTTATCGCAGATTAGCTCAACTTCGATAACTCTTGATTGCGTCAAATCAACTCGCTTGAGTGCGATGACTTCATCAGTTCGAACCAGGTCGCTTTGCTTGAGGCTATCGCTGATTAGTTTAATCGAGAGTTTCGGTGGCATCTTGTCAATCGTGATCGATGCTGCCAAAGCAAGATCCTCAGCAGACGGCCATTTCGTGCTCAAAACAGGCTGATGGTTTTTTGGATCGAGATACCCGCCCAGTAGATTGGACCGCATCAAGTATGCAACAACGTCGCCTACTCGTTGATTCGCAATCATCCATTCTCTTACTTCTGGCCTAAGTGCTTTAACGATCTCATTGCATCGCTGCACTTCTTCGCCTTCACTACCCGACGACCCCTGCGAAGTAAAAACGTAAGGATGATTGACCCGGAACCAATCGACTGCGTCGTAGTCTTGATGTTCGGGAAAGAACTGCAAGCAGCCTTGCCGCCAAGAATCACGAACAGTGTGATACAGCGTTTGATTAGCTATATCGAGGTATCTTGTATTGCTGCCGCTTGCCTCGCTTGCGTTTGCAGCCGTGGAGGAATTCGAAATTACAATGCCATTGAGGTAGTTTTCGGACGAATTTATCCCCCAACTTGTCGAGTCGCCTTTGCGAATGAGGTTGTCAAAATACTGTTCATAGTTTGCGTGCAGACCGTCTCTGTTTTCATGCCAAATCTTTGTCGCTGTGTCGGGCAACGTGTAGACAGATTGGCCGATATTAAACCCTGGACCAGTGACTGGTGAAAATACAGGCGTGTTTGCGAGTTTGTCGAATATCATGTCAAGATGTCCGGTATCGCCCAGGTACTTAACATAGCCTGCTGTTGATCGGCAGGTAGATCATAAAACATGTCCATCACCATGCGTTCTTTGACGGCGAGTAGTTGCGAGTATGCCCGGTCACCTTTTGCTGCCAAATCTGCTGAGACTAATTGAGCTAAAGACAATTCCGGTATCATCTCAACTGGCAATCCTGTAACGGGATGCGTGGGATACAGAGCAAGACTTGCATTTTGTCTGCGCACTTGTGCGTTGTGTAATTGCAGTTCATAAGCCCAACCCCATTGTTGTTGTTGTGTAAGATTTTCTAACATGCCATTCCTCCTATTAAATTGTTACGACGTGACGAACTACTTGCGGCTGGTTCTGCCTTGAATGATGCGATGGAAATTTCTGCTGCCGTTGATGTTCCCCACGATGCTGATGGATTTATTGCAGCAGCAGTTGTCTGAATTTTGTAGGCACACATGATGCCGAAAATTACACCATTTGAATAATTGAATTGGTTTGAAATAGTCATTCCAGAATCAATTGCAATCGTATTAATTGCATTGAAGCAAAGCACTGAAACGATTAACTCGTTATCTTCCGATGGAGTTATCGAGCCGGTAGCTAATGCTGTTGCAGTCCCGGTTGTCGCACCATTTGATTGATCCGTAACCGATGTCGCCTTCGCGCCAGAAAACGCAACTACTGCTAGATTAGCGTAACTACCAGTCATAGCCGAAGTAAACGTATGCCCTGCGCCAACAGTTGGATTCAAACAATAAAATAGACTTGCTCGACCAATGGTTGCCGAAGCGGTATTGATTATGTTGGTCCATGTATTGCTTTTGGAATCGCCAATTACCGGAACGGCATGAACAGCATAACTAGCAACAGCAATCACGATTAAATTCGCACCAGTCGTGTTGATGGAGGATGTCGTTGTTGAGTCTTGCGGAAACCCCGTCCCACCGACTGCGTTAGCTATGAGTGCGAATGCCATTATGTTGTACTCATTTCTGATTGCAGCACGTTAAGATTCGTGCCGTCCCACATCCACGTATAGGCACGTCTTGTTGAGGCGGTGTCAGTTGAAGTATCGATTTTCGTACATAGGAATTTTATAGTGCTTAAGTCGCTTGCATCAATAATTAAGTTTCTTGCTGTCGATCCGTTGAGTACCAGAATCGTCCCCTGCATTGTCCCAGACGTTGGTACTGTGAGAGTAAGAGTTACGTTGCCGAGTGCCGATGCTAACGACAACTTTGTGATGTTTCCTGCATTGAGGTCGATTGTTTGCGTTGTGCCCGTTGGCGTATACGTGCCCAACGTATGCTTGACGCCACTTGTAAACGTGCCACCTGCAAGCGGCATATTGCCAGATGCTGTACCTGTTAATGCAGCGGTAATCGTACCTGCCGTGAAGTTACCCGAAGCATCGCGTGCTACTAAAGTCGATGCCGTGTTGGCTGTTGCTACTCCGGTGCCTGTTGGTAGCCCGTTTATTACTGGGGTAGCTATCGTTGGTGATGTGCCTCGTACTAACCCACCCGTACCAGTAGCACTAGCACCACCGAGAGTATCAACCATTGCCGATACTGTTGTGTCATCGAGTACGGTACTGGCTGCTGCCGTAATTGCTAAGCCTAATGCCGTAGCAACTCCAGTACCTAGTCCGCTGATACCTGTCGATACTGGAATCGTGTCACCGACGTATAACACATTTCCATCGGATACAGCACCATCTAACAATGCCTTCGTGAATGTTCCAAGAGACGCAGCAAACGAACCCGCTCCGGTTCCGGTTACTGCTCCAGTCAGCGTGATTGTTTGGTCGCCTGTGTTGGTGCCACTATGTGTGCCGCTGCTTACCGTAGCCGATGCACTCACCGTTAGAGTTGCACCGTCTGCAATCGTTAGCGTAGAGCCTGTTGCCGGTGTAGTCAGCGTTACTTTGTTTAGGGTCGTAGCCGCTGCAACTCCAAGAACAGGAGTTACAAATGTTGGACTAGTACCAAATACTAAAGCACCAGAACCCGTTTCGTCACTAATCACACCAAGCAATTGAGCCGATGTCGTTGCAGCAAATTGCGATAGCGGATTAGCAGTCTGTGCGTTTCCGCCACCCGATGGAGTAATAAATTCCATCGCTGTGGCCCCGGCATTTACCTGGAGTATTTGGCCTGCTGTACCAATAGTCGCAACACCCGTACCGCCTTTCGCAACAGGAACCGTATCCGAAAGAGTCGAACCCGCTGCCGTGACTGTGATGTTCGTCGAGCCGTTAAACGATACTCCGTTGATTGTCCTAGCAGTCGTTAGCGTTGCGGCAGAGCCACTTGCGTTGCCCGTTAATGCACCTACGAAAGTTGGTGCCGTCACAGTGCCGCTTGCGGTTAGGTTCGTGAGCAGCAGCGAGCCTAGTGCGTTGTTGGCTGTAGTGCCGATTTGCAAGACATTAGCGGCATTGCGAGATAGTCGGATGTCACCACCACCTGTTCCGTCAGCGTTACCGTGCCAGCTAACATAGTGCGAATCACCAAAACCCAATCTTCCTGAACCACACACAACCGTTCCTGCTGATCCAACTACATGGAGGGCCATATTTCCAGCCCCTCCATTAACAATTATGTTATTTGCTTGAAGGTTATTGCTGCTTATTGTTGGAGCCGCTCCCGATGTTGGCCCTAATGCAAGTGTGCCTGATGCGGTGATGTTGCCGCAGGCTATTGCTCCAGCCGCATCGTTTGTCGTACCATTGCTTCCTACTCTTAACGTACCGGATACTGAACCATACAACGACACGTTAGTCGTCCAGCGTATTGGATAAGCATTGTTAGGAATAACGATACCACCGTTAGCACCGTCACCCCCAAAACAATAAGCGCTGGCAGACTTTACCCAAGTAGTTGCTTGAGCAGATGAATATTCTAACCCATTGGCTGGTGGCGTAGAATTGCCAGTTACCGCCAAGCACACTCCCGTTACTACGCCGCTTGCGGTTAGGTTGCCTGTTATAACTTGATTGCCAATGAATGTTTGCGACTGTCCGAGATACGCTACGTTGTCGTCACTAACGGCTGCATCCAACAATGCTTTGGTGAATGTACCAAGAGAAGTTGCAAATGAACCTGTACCCGTTCCAGTTATTGCACCGGTCAATGCGATTGTTTGGTCGCCTGTGTTGGTATTCGAGTTCGTCCCGGTGATGTCCGAAGTAAACGCAACAGTTCCGCTTGCGTCTTTAAGCGTGTAGGTGCGTGCTGCTGTTGCCGTGTTCGTGAACTTACTTGAAAACGTATCAGCTACGTTTCGCATCAACAACGTAGTGTCGTTAAAAGTCTTAGCTGCTGTTACAGTCTGGACAGTACCAAGAGCCATGTCTCCAGACCCACCAGAGCCGCTAGGAGCCGCCCACGTACCGTCACCTCGCCAAAAGGTCGATCCTGATGCAGATGTACCTGAGTTGAGATTTCCAACTGGCAAGTTACCTGTAACACCGCCCACCCCCGATGCAGAAAGGTTAGCTGCTGCTGCGGTGCCAGTTGTGTTTTGATTGAAAGTTGGAAATGAAGTTAAAGATGCTGCACTACCACTTGGTGTTAGGTAGTCGGTGCCAGCAACGGCGATGCTAGGTATACCTGTCGTTGTGGTATTTTTAAGGATACCTGTTGCAAGTCCAGCTAATGACGTGCTGTTGATTGCAACGACGGTTAATACACTTGATCCAGTTGCGTCTCCAGTGTGATTCGCATTCGTGACAAGTCCGCTGTACTGTGTGTTTGTTGCGTTGTCACCAGTGTTGGTGTTGCTGTGAGTCCCACTGCTTATCGTAGCCGTAGCACTGACGGTTAGAGTTGCACCGTCTGCAATCGTTAGCGTAGAGCCTGTTGCTGGTGTAGTCAGCGTTACTTTGTTGACAGTCGTAGCCACTATGCCACCGTTTACAGCCAAGCCATTAGACGGAACGGTAACCGATGCCGACGTAGCAAATCCGATCGTAGCAGTACCCGCAACAGATAGCTTCGCCTGTGGCAAATTGCTCGGTGCATAATAGTCACCAATTCCAATATTGCCACCGGTGCCGACAAACAATCGAGACGGCCCAGTAGATACATCAGTTACAAAAAACTCGCCAGCAGAATTTAGGTTCCACGATACGATTTTTGCAGAATTTATGAACAAGACGGAAGGCGAAGTGTTAGTCGATGCAAGCAGCGATAAACTAGGATTAGCCTTTGAAATAGTTTGATCTTGAGAGAACGTATTAGCCGTGCCAACGTAGGCTACGTTGTCGTCCGAGACGGCTGCATCCAGTTCGGCTTTAGTGAATGCAAGGCGCGCAACCGGAAGCGTACCAGATGTAATTTCAGTTGCAACGTGGTTGTGCGCTGTTGGGGCGTCACCAACATAAAGGACGTTACCATCGGAAACCGCTGCATCCAGTTGTGCTTTGGTGAACGAACCGAGTACGGCTGCATTGCCGACTGACGTAACGTGGCCCGTTAGGTTTGAATTGACTGCTTGATTTAGAGTCAGCCCGCTAGAAAGATTAACTTTTATGCCTTCAGTGGTCGAGACTGTAACGTTTACTTGATCAGACATTAAACAGGACCCATCGTTAAAACACCCCAAAAAAGCAAGCACTCAAATGCTGAAGATGTCCATGCAACGCTATAAACATACTTGCCAGCCGGATCATCGATTGAACGACCAGGCTCTATAGGATTAGATTCTGGTATCTCAAGAAGACACTGAGTTGCATTTAATGCAACTTGATCGAATGTATCTAGCGTTGCTTTGTCAAAGCTTCTACATATTCTTGTCGTGATAGTGCCGGTTGAAAGCACAATATCAACATTGTTAAGCGCAAGCGAAAAGAGCGTAGACCATCTGATGCCTTTATACACCAATATGTCTACGCGTTTTGCACGTGGTCCAAGTACGTCTGGCATTACAGGCCTTCAGCTGCTGCTTGCATTGCTGCAATGTAATCAGGTGTTGCAGTTAAATTCATTGCTTTCACGGCAACTGAGACAGGATCGCGCCAACCCCAGTACCATTCGTAGCGACCATCTTTTCTTACATCATTTATGGTACCAACAACTTCAGCCATTGCAGCTTGTAGTGTTTGACATTGACCAGTTACGCACTGTCGAGATAACGCGTCAAGCTTTAATGTGAGTGCAGTCTTGATAGCAAGTGCAGTTGGCTTATCAAGTAGTGCTGCTTTGGCTTTACTCAAGTCTCGAATCTTTGCAAAGTCTTTGCCTGGCACCGGCACTGGTGTCACTGGAATTGTATCACCCTTGACAACTACCTTAACCCATTGTGGCGGTCCGGTTGAGTTTCTTAAAGACACCCAGAGCAATTGCCCAGGCTTTCCAACGATCATTACTTTGCCTTCAACTGGCTTCTGTACGATCGGAGGAAACTTCATATCGTCATGTATCTCAACCCACTCAACGCTTGGATTAGGCGTAAGCAATACGCCAAACTCTTTCTGTGGCTTTAAGTCTTCTGTAAAGATCAGCACTTGGTTACCATCAGGAGTTATAACCGCAGACTTAGCACGCTGAAACGTGACTTGCTTCTGTTCTTGACCCAGCACAACCGACTGAAAGATTAGTAGAATAACAACAATGTTTGCGATCTTCTTGAGAATCCAAGCTACGATATTTTGGTTAGTGACTGTGATACCATCTCCAAATCTTGGATCTCTCCCTACTGGACCAGCGTCTTTTAAGAACTCTTCCGATTTTAAGAAAGCGACAAGACCACGTGAGGTCAAAGCAGTCTTCATGCCAAGCTGTTTCATTGCTTGACGAAGCAGCAAGCAAGCCCCAGCAGCAGTTGGCGTTGCCATCGATGTGCCTGACATGAACGATGTGCTGTCTGGACCGTTTATGCCAGCGCTTAAAATCAGGCCACCACCTGCACACAAGTCAATTCGAGCTCCACCAGAACTGAACCCTGAGATTGAGCCATCTTGATTATGACTTGCAACACACACAGTGCTAGGACTTAACGCTGGTGCTATGACAGTTGAAGCACCATTATAACCAGCATTACCAGCTGCAACGAATAACCACTTGCCTGAGTCTTCGATCTCTTTTAGTGCAGATTGTGTTGAGCTATCCACGTAATTGCCACCACCCCATGAGCAAGATATGATATCGCCTTCTTGCTCAGCAGCCCATAGCAACCCTGCAACAGTGTTTGACCCATTCCCGCTGTCACCAAGGACCTTGCCAACTTTAAGATCAGCTTCTGGAGCAGCACCTAAACCATTGCGACCTAGGATAGAACCGATTGTATGGGTTCCATGCCCGTTGTTGTCAATAACACTTTGTGAAGAGCTTGTGAAGTTCTTAACAGCGAGTGGGTCAGGTAATGAATTATGCTTTCTAATTCCGGTATCAAGGTTAATTGCAATGCAACCTTTGCCGGTCATGCCAGCGTCTTTGAGCTGCTGCATCAAAGCTTCTGGCAGTGTCCAAGGTCGAGCACCTTGGATGGAGATAAGGTTCGTGTGGACCTTATGATCAGGTGGTATTCCGAAGATAGGCTCCGACATTATTACGCTCCGATGAAGAAAGTAAATCCGTCGTTCATGATCAACGTCGAGCCTTCTGTTGTAACATAGAAGTCTTTAACGTCTGTCATGTTGTAGCCTAATAAGTCGATCAGCTTGATGATAATCGGCAGTAGTCGCTCAATGAAACTAATCAAGCCGTCCCAATCAATAGCAGCTCCGCTTACAAGCCCTTCTTGGACAGCCGATTCTCGCACAGCTTCTTGTATCTCTGCGAGTTTAGCTGGGTTCAGCGACGAACGCGAAATTGCAAAGTATTGCAGAATCGTAATATCGCCGTTACGATGTGCGTTACCGACAGCTTTCATCAACGACTGTCGGAATTCATTACGGCGCATGCCTAAGCTTGCAACCTCAGGTGACTCTGGTGTTCCACAATTGCCAGTTAAGCAAGCAGGTGCAGGAGCTGGTACATACACCATTGCTTGGCCACTACAGCTTGCGCTCATTGATGAGCCGCAAGTAGCTTTCGCTTGACCACGAATCCTTGAAATAATTCCTAGCCTTGTAGAGGTTGTGCCGTAGTCTCCAGAACAGCTTGCTTGACGCTTGATAGCATTTCGTAGTGGTCCTTGAGCCACGCATGGTACACACGAGAGCGAGACAACAGTCATACACATTAGATAAATCTTGATCATACATTACTCCCTGGTAGTGGTAAAAACAAACTGGTTAACACTTGAACTTCCGCGACGATAGTACACATTGAAGAAAAGCCGACTACATTTCGATTCGCCTCTGCTCTTGTAAGGCCGATCTGTCCGTTAAGAAAGGATATCTTCTTCAACGGTGTATCATCTTTCCAAACAAATATACCTGTATTCTTACTTAAGTAAGTCATTCTTGTCATTAGGAACCAGCATAACTTATTTATTTTAACTTGCGTAAGGCTGCCACTACTTATCAGCACTTCATAGTTTACTGAGAACTTACTATGACTAGAGCTAGACGTCGTCGGACCTGTAATCCCAACTAATGATAACGCTAACTCAGGATAGTCAGCGTCACTCGTGCCACGTTTATAAGTGTATGAATCATCAATAAGACTACGAATACAGTTAGTTGCGATCAAGTCAGACGCATTGCTCTTCAAGTCGCCGAAAATGAAATCGTATAGTGAAGTTAAGAGGTCGATTTTGCAAGCTCCTTCTGTAAGTCTTGAGTACATGAGTCTATAACTGATTGAGATGGGTTGACTATAATCTCGCGCTTAGGTAAGTTACCAGCACCATCTTGATGAAAGCCAGCTATCTCGGCGATGGTAGCGAAACCACTAGGATGTGTCTGTGACCCGCCAAACCCTATACGCACACCATCTTGTAGTAACTCATTAATGCTGCCAGGTGGGGCTACCCATACTGGTGACAACGCGGCAAAGAGAACTCCAGTGTCTCTAAGAATCGTGCTTGAGCCTTTACGACGACCTGCAATAGTTCTTGATGATAAAGGTACCCAAGTACCATCGCCTTTGCTTGCAGCGTCGAAGCGCAACTGAATGAATGAGCGATAACGCATTGCCCACTTCTTGTATACCACTACAAGCCTATCTCCGGAGTGTATTTCTTTACCGAACTTCTTAAGATCAGATAGGTTTACAGTTACGTTTGTGGTTATCATATGAGAAGAGCCGTGTAGCTTTCACTACACGGCCCGCGCGAAGTCCCACCCAGGAAGATGGCTTAGGCTGCGACGCCTTTGACCAGAACGGCCGGTTGCGTGCAGATGTGTAATGGGTTGGATTGTGTATGCAATACAACACCAGTGTCAAATGGCAAGTTCATTTGCTTGGCATACATTGGCTTACCAATTGTATTCACTGCTTCGATGAAAGTTGCAGGTCCGTTGAAACGACGGAACAAGCCAGGAACTCCCATAGGAACAAAGCGAGCGTTTCCAGACGCGATGAATGGTGTTGCACCGAGCTTTCCGGTGTAGCGAACCCATTTGATCCCGCCGTAATCGAACTCAGTTCGAGCATTCTGACGCAAGAACTGGCCGTCTTGCCACTTATCCCAAGCTGCTTTAACGTCTACGCTATTAACAAATGCATCGAAGAACACGGGGTTACAAATTGCCATGATGCCAGTGTAGGTCTGAGCACCCAAAGCATCGTCCATTGCTTGTTGAATAGCTAAGCAGCCGGTGCGAACCGAATTTGTAGTAGCCATTGTGAAAGTAACGGATGTTTCAGTAACGCCAAATTCTGTGAAGAAGTTATAAAGAACGCTTGAACCGTCTCCATCATACAAGACACCAGACAAAGCGCCGGCGCGATGGTACTCCCAAGTCATTTCATGATCTTGCTTAAGATCTGCCATACGCTGATTTACGAGCGACGATACTGAAGCCAGTGAATCGTTGCTGCCAAACTCACGGAGGTTCTGAACTTCTTCAGCATACACGTTATTATTCATTGGCAAGTGTGGGAGTCTGAAGTCGCGAACCTTTCGCTTAGTATGTTTCTCATACTCAGGCATGATGCCTCGAGGTTGATTGAGAATCAAAGTGATTCGCCCACTGGAGAACTCAAGTGCTACTGATGTTGTCGCAACGCCTTCTTCTTTGAAGAGCCCTAACGAACCTAGCACATTGGAACTAACGGGCAGAATGTTAATTGCCGCAGTCAAAGTTGTGACGCCGAACGCATCACTCTTGAAGATGTCTAACAAGATCGGTTTCCTTTACTGGTCTTACCAGCTGTTAATTAGTTAAGTAGCGGTTGAAAGTCCAGTTGCATCGAGAACGACAATGTTAGCAGTCTTGAGAGCTGCAATGAATTTGTCCATATTGTAGGATGCACCCGCAGGGTCAGTGGTCTTAAGGCCATCCTTACCAACAACTAATGGACCACGTATTGCAAGTTTGTACTTCGTCGTCGATGGCGTTGCGGAAAATGCTTCAACAGCCAAAGTATCATCGGCAACTACACCACACTTGGAAGTTCCATCAGTGAAAGCTGCGACTTGAGCCGCGGTTTGAATGATGGCGCTCGTGCCAGGTGTGTTAATAACAGGGTAACCCATGTTCATTGTGCCAATAGCAACAGCACTAGCAGCTTGAAGCTTGTTCGCTTCGTAGTTGTAGTCTTGGCCGAACTCATTCTTGATGAGGTCGCCGATGTTTTTGCCTTCGGTAATCAGAGTTATGATGCACCAGCTTTCTGCCGAGCAATTGCGTCAGCTATTAATGAGTTGGAAGCCGGGTCAAGGTTAGCTTGATTGCCAGTCTTGGAGCCGGGTGTGAAGATATTTTGACGAGTTTGTGCAAGCGTGTAAGCTGCATCGAAGCCATCAGCGTTGCTCAACGACAAAGTTGTCGGAGCATATGTCTTTTTCCAAGCAACTGCTTCAGCTGGTGACAGCTTCAAGCCAGTGACAAGACCTTCAATTTTGAGATTGCGGTTGTCAGCGACGATGCTTAGCATGACAGCATCTTTACTGTCATCTTGCTTAGGCTTAAGCAAGGCAAGTACTTCAGCGAAAGAAGCTGCCACTGCTGGGTCAGCAGCTGGTGCAGTTTTCTTTTGAAGTTCAGCGAATGCTTTCATAATAAGCTCCGAAACAGCAGCATCATCAGCGCCATCTGGTACAGCAATGCCGAGCTTCATCGCTAACTCTGTCAAATTCATAAGTGATCCTTGTGCAAACGATGCAGCTAATGTTTCAAACGGGCTCAAGCCTGGCACTACGGGATAATTCGTTAATGCGACGTGAGTAATAGGTCGTATAGCATTATACCCATTGCCCATCTGATATGTTGGAGGAGAATAGATAGAGACATCTGTGGTTCTAGCTAACTTCGCGGCAGCAGCATCAGAAAATTCGATGCGGCCAAAGAGGGCAGGTATGCCTCGTGAATTAGGTCTCTTTGAAAGAACTGTGACGTACCCACGATTCTTTTCGGGGTCGAACGTATGCTCAACTGGTAGGATAATCTTAAAGCCGTGAGCTGCCATCTTAGAGAACTCTAGGACCCAATGGTCAAGAGTTTCTTCGACGACCTCAAATGTGACATCGTCTTTAGTGAACTTACCTATGTAGATAAGTTCCTTCTCGAATGTTAGGCCATTTCCATTTGTATCCAATGGATTTGAACTAAGGAAGAGAGCTTTGTTCCAATTTAAAGCCATTATCGTAACCCTAGAAGCTGTGCTGGTGTACCTTCAAATGATTTGTCAATAGTTATACCAGTTGGTGGTCGCTTTATTCTCTGCTTCTCAAATACGGCTATAACGGTACATCGACAGGACCAACCATTTGGAGGATAATACTTTTTCCAGAAAGGATCATCCTTTGGCAGCGTCACTCCTTCAAGCTTAACGTGTTCTTCACGTACGCGGTTGTCACCAACAGTGCGGTAAGTGTAACCCCAAAGAATGTCTTGAATGTAGTCTTCTTGCTCTTCTTTATACTTGGCAGCATTATAAGTAACCTGCGCTTGAGTTCTTGCAATGTTTTCGAGAGTGTAAGCATTCTTTGGGTCAACTCCGAGTCTAGTGAACTCGTCACTAAGTAACTTAACCATTGCTGACGTAGGCAAGTTCTGACGTACTAAATCGCGCGTGAAAAGCTCAAGTGTTGAGTTTACTTTTTGAGTATAGCCTGTGATGATCTGCAGCGCTTCATTGAAAAACACAGGATCATCAACGAAATCGTCAAGTATACTTGCTTTAACAATCTTGGCTTGAATCTGAATACGTCTTTTGCCAAGCTTTTGAGCAGCAGCGAGAGTTGCTGCCATGTAACGAACAAGCCTATCCACTTCTTTATGGGTGATGATACTTGTCTCGCCATTAAGAGCGCGCTTGATCGCTACATTTTTGAATTGAGTAAGCGTCTTACGAATCTCAAGGATGCTAGCTCGTTGCACTTTAGCGAGTTCGTTAGCTTGTAGTGACTTTTGCTTATGCGTCATTCTATATTTGACGGACCAGTGGGCAGTGTCACGTTGCTTGACCCGGCACAATAGTTCTTAAGCCACGTGTCGACGAACTTACGATGATGAGCGACTGGTGACTGAGTAGCATCATCGCCACTAATGCCACGTGACTCATAGAGCCAGATGCCTGCTTGACGAATGATAATGTCACGCACTACAAGGTTCGTTTCGTCTAGCGTTGCTCGAGCCAAGACAAACGTTCGTATGTAAGCAGGAGCCCAAGCTATGGCGTAATCGACACGTGCGTCGATAGCTTCTTCATCTTCGTCGTTATTTAGGTCAGCCCAGGCAGTGATATTCTTTTCACCAAAGACAGTATTAAGTAAGGCCCGTGTTATCATTTAAGATAGGTTCCGAGTATGGGATGTTAAGCTTATCTTTCAAAGCATCTAGATCAATAGTTGTCATCTCTTGCATAAAGCCGTCAGTGTTGTTAAGCACAGCACTATAAACACCACGCAAGAAGATCAGAGAACCATCACTAAGAGGTTGTGGTCTTATGTAAACCTTGTTCTTAAAGTCTTCCCCGTAATTCATAGCAAGTAACTGATTAACGACTTGGCTATTGAAGGCTGTAATGAATCTTTGATGTAGGAGCTCTATACCTGTTATCGCAAAGTCACCGTGTGCAGTAGCTTCTGCTTTAGTTCCAAACTGACCTTCAAGCACTGAACGCTCAGGTAACCCGAAGCCACGGACCTTTTCTTTATCACAACGCATTAAACGACTGTCAAAGTTAGCACCTGAGCCACTCGCTTCTTTAAGATCAATGATCCATTGACTTTTGCTTTGAGAACTTAAGTCATCTAGTATCTCTGTGGTCTTGTAAGGTATCGCCATCGAGCCACTATTCTCAAGCTTTGCGATAAGCGTCTTAGCTATGATATCATTAGCGGTTTCAACTCCATTGAGCATTGACTTACCATCTGGAAAGTAAATGATCCAGTGTGCACCAGCAATTTTCTTATCATATGTATCAGCTACATTTGAAATACGAACAGATTTATCATAGGCATTCTCAACATTGCCCAGGTAAGACTGACCATAATGATAGCCGCATTCTGCATCGACGTTAACGAGTACAGTGTCAAAGTCGGTAACGATGACACCGTCAGGTTGTAGGAAGCCTTCGAAGTTTCCGCTTTCATCGACGATGATCGAAGTAATGTCTTGAAGCAAGGGCTTAAGCGAACGTATCTTATATAAGCCGTCATCAATCGCATTGATCTTTTCAAAGCCCTGCCAGCCGAAGTCAATGACTCCACGTGTACAGTCTTCAAGATAATCATTCTTAAGTCGTTGAGCCTCAGTATTGATGTATGTTGCGATACTATCGTCAACGATGTTGTCAGATTCAGTTGACCAAGAAGCCGACATTATAGCCGAGCGCAACATCAGACGAGCTAAGAATATCGTTGGGTCCTTCCGCATCAAACGGACTTTGACCGGTGTAATACGATCAGTGTGTTGAGATAAGGTGTTGTCGTAGTCAGATATTACGATGTTTGAAGGCAGTTGATTTGTCGTAGTCACTAACTTGCCACCATCGATGAAGTGATAGTTGAATCTGTTCGTATTGGGTAGAGCCTATGGACTATATACCCAAGAGCATCGCTCATATGACCCATACCAGGTCCAAGTGCTATCTCTCGAGTGTTAGGCTTATATGATAGATGTCCTAAGTCATGTATAAGTGCTTTGCATCGTGGATGTACGATTAAACGTCGTTCCTTTGCAGCATTACAAAGCAGCGCATTAACAGAAGCGTTACGATCTGCAACTGCTGGGTTACTTGTTGTGTACATCATCCTTTTATTAACGAATCGTTCGTCGCTTTTGATTTGTGTGTAATCGCTGGAGGTGGCGCTTGTCTTTCGTGCTCGACCAGAAGCATCACCCATGAACAGCCATCCTGATTTATGATCAGCATATCGTTCATATAGCCTACCAAGAGTCTCTAAGGTGTTCGTGTTTTTAATACGTACTTCATCGAACGCTCTTAGGCCGTTAGGTATCGTTTGTGTAAGTGCCCATGACATCGGGTCTACGTTAAAGTCGGACCCGACGATGATAGGAAGCGTAGGGTTATAAGTAGCTTGATCGGTTATGTTGAATATCTCAGAGAACGAATGATACACAACGCCTCGAACGTTAAGCCAAGACGCTCTATACTGTTCTTCGTAATCTTGATCGTCAAGCTGCCGACGAGCTGCAAGGATTTCATCGAGTGTTAGGATGTCCTCACTTGGCCATGTGTATGAATCGACGTCAGGGTCAGTATCTTTTTGACCTTCAAGGAATTTCTTCTTAAAGTCAGAGGCTCCAATACCGAAACGCTTAGGCACTCCAATCGTCCAGCACCAACCTTTCCTATGACTCAATGCAGGACGTACACTTAAGTCAAATACCTTAGGCTGCTGGTCGCTCGCCTCATCAATAATGCCGCCGTCCCATTGTGTACCTTCAATACGCTGAGGCTTATCCATGCCGACAATATAAAGCTTAGAGCCGAACACTGTTTCAATGCTAAGACTGCTAACAGATGCATTCTTAATCCAATGAGGTGGAATAAGAGCTATGATCGGGTCCCAAGCTACTCGCTTAGCTTGACCATAAGTTGGTAATGCATAGAAGTATTGTGGATTAGGCCAAGGCTTTTGCACTGCAAGGTAGCGAACGACTCGTCTACGTGCCAGCTCTGTCTTACCACTACCTCGGCCTGCGACTACGATAGAGAATCGCTGCTTGCTTGTCCACAGAGCATGTTGAACCTCGTGATGTCTAAGCTTGGGCCACATTCATTTGACTTTCAAAGAATTCAAGCCACGCTTTTTTATGAGACGTTGCACAGTAGTGAACCCAGGTTGACTTAGGCAACTTAGGGCAATACTTGCTTGGGCATTTATAAGGCACTGCACGATAGTCGTATGTTGATGTTAAGCGCCTCATCTTACGTATACAAGCAGTTACTGACAGGACTCGTTGGTCCATCAGCCTAAAGTCATTCTTGCCAAGATTCTTATAAGCATTACGAACGTCCTTGCTTGACAAGATACGGATCATAATGTCTTTGTAGACTTCTTTGTCTTCATCAGTGAACGCTTGAACACCGGCATCGCAACACCAAGCATTAGAAATGTCTGGGTCCCAGTCAATGCCGCAGCATTCCGATATGGCGTTAGTCAAAATGATGTTAGCGTTACTCCAAGATGTGCGGTCAAGACCGCTTACACTTGCCCAGCTGTATCCTAAGTAAGCTGGGTTACGTAACACAAGTACGTCGTCATCACTATGAATAGTGTCGCCTTCGTAAAGCAGTGGCAGTGCCATCTTTTGGCGCATACTGTATGACATGTAGAAGTCGAATGTATCTGGGTTCAATATGTCTTTCATTCGTTCATCGACCTTAAGACTGCTTAATGCTGTAGCATTAAGTATCTCTAAATGATGGTCGTCATACACGACTTCCATGTTAAAGTACTTTGAGCTATGCTCAATGAACGCGTGACAGAATTGTATGTTACTTGTCAGTAAGATTAAGTTCATAGCTGAAAGTCCTAGCGTCTAACTCAATGCGTTCCATGATAATGTCGTAAGAACTGTCATCTTTGACCAGCTGCAATTTATGTGTGACGTTGCTTTTATTAGCGTGGCTCATCTTCCTGATGCCGAAGAACTTGAGCGCATCGTCTAACTTCTCAAGCTTAAAGACATGAGGTGGGTTGGTCTTTTCGTACATTGATGTTAAAGACTCAGACCAAATGTCAGCAGCATCATGAGCAAGCCAGCGTTGCCAAGTAAGTAAGCTTGTTGTGTATCGCTGTAGTGGCGGGTACTTGAAGCAATGATGATACATTGATCTCATACGGTCAAGCGGGTTACGAACCATCATCACATCAACTTTAAGTGGAAGATAATGACGAGGAAGGTACTCAACAGCTCCCATTGGCTTAAGCATGTTAAGAAGGCTATTCGTACCGCACTTGGTAGGCGTATGTATAACGCATCCATTATATTGGATCATCCTGTCGTGTCCCTATCCATCTCAAGTACTTCTTGATCAGGTGTAATGGTAGTGGCTTGAGCTTTACTTATCTGAATCTCGTTTCTTAAACGAAGAGCAAAGTGATTAACGAGTTCGTGGTCCTTGAAAGTATCGTAGCTGATACGAATTATTTGTTCGATGATATAGTTGAGATCGTGAACACTAAACTTCTCCCGCTGTTCCGTATGTAAAGATGCGGCAGCCTTGCACATTTCTGCAACTCTTTGCAGATGCATCGCCATAAGCTCCGCGGCGATAAGAATGGACTCTTGCTTGTCGGTCTCAAGAGCAGCACCATACATACGAACACTAAGCTGTGCAGCTTCACGTGTTAATGCTAACTCTTGGAAGAGGTTAAGCACATCGTCAGGCTTCTGTTCAAGGGATTCTTGCACAGCGTCGTTAAGCGCTTTAGTTAATGATCGTCTGTAAAAGCCTGCCACTCTAACCAACCAGTCTTTCTCTTTGCCGCGTTTGCGTCCACCATGAAACTGACAATACTTTTTACTCTTAAGCGCCCATCTCTCACATCTTAGGCCGCACTTGCGAATGCCCTGACATCTAAAAACACTATCACTCGCTGGCTTGCCACGATTACGATGCGTCATTAAACTGACACGTCTGCTTTAATAGCTTTATGATGGACGTAGTTCGTCAGCTCAATGTCGACGCTCATTAGCCTTGTAACCTCGTTCGTTGCTAATGCGTCATGCATCGCTGCGGTCCACCAAGGTAACGCATAAGGTATTCGGTCTAGCTGCTGTTCAGCCTGTGCCACATGATTGTCGTACAAGTGCAGGTCACCGAAGCTGATGATCAAGTCTCGAGGTTTGAGATCAGCGTACACGCCAAGCATGATAAGCAACGACGCGTACGACGCAATGTTATAAGGTAGCCCAAGGAATATGTCAATGGACCGCGCGTACAAGTGCAGGCTTATCTGCTTTGACGACTCATGTACTTTGACTTGCCACAGCGTATGGCAGGGCGGCAGTGCTACATCGCGACAGTGATTAGGATTCCAACCTGTGACGATAAGCCTGCGGCTGTTGGGCGAATGCTTAAGGTCATGAAGCAAGCCAACAATTTGATCGTTGTGATCAGTGATACATATGGCTGGCTCAAAGTTTCTCCACAGGCCACCATATATATGACCCAGGTCGCCTTCTTCACGGTTGAACTTAGCACACTGTTCAGCAGTCGCCCACTCTTTCCAGATGTGAGTGCCCATAACTGCAAGGTCAGGCTCACGTGTTGAGCCACTAAGAAACCACCTGAGCTCGTTTAGTATGTTCTTATAGCTTACGAACTTAGTGGTGAGTAACGGGAAGCCTTCCAGCATACTATGTCGCCATTGACGGCCGAACACTGATCGTGTACCTGTGCCAGTACGATCCGCATGAGGCTCGCCGTTATGTATAACTTCTTTAAGCAAGTCGTGATATGACCACATAAATTATCTCCTTTAGATTATGATGCCTGTCTTTTCAATGTCAAGGTCTAGTCGTGTAGTTGATGACGCGACGCCAATTCTTACAACTTCACAGCCAGCAGTAAGGTCGCTCTCACGAACGATCTCACCGCCTGTAGGTCCTAAGTAATAGGTCATGCCTTTAACGAGTGTTGAGCCTACAAGCTCAACGGATCCATCGATTGCAAGAACGCCATATTGGGTTGCCACACCTGGTGTCACTGCGATGCCGATGACGTCTGTCAGTCCTACAGTGTTAGCGTCAGCTAACTTATAGGAGTTGTCAGACGAGTCGCGATACAACGCTGAAGATCGAAGTACAGTAGCGTTATAAAGTACTGACGGCGACAGCACCGTACTTGACGTGGGTTGCACTAATGAAGGTGTAACGATAGCTGGCATTGTTATCTTTCTTCGTTAAAAAGCTACGGTCAACGACATGTCGCAATCCCGTAGTTCATTCGTTGACCATAGCCTAAAGACTTTCGTCTACTGAACTATACCCATAGCGTGCATCAGTGCTCGAGCGTCCTGCGGCCAAAGTAACCCCTTTGAGCGGTCTTGCAATATACGTCCCATAAGTTGTGTAGGTTGTAGGAAATGATACACATGTACATGGCCATCGTCGCTATGTAATAATGCGATGTAGTGAAGATCGCAGCTAGGCTTTATAACGGACACATACATTGATCACCTCCTTAACAAAGAGCCACGGGTCATACATCATTCTTAGGTTAAGCTTAACATGATTAAGGCTACGCGTCGTTTGTGATACGCTCCAGTTAAGCTCATCTGCAATGTCAACGACTGACATCTTATAGAAGACGTTAGCTTCTACGAGGTATCTTTCCACATCGTTCAATGAATCAAGAGCGTCGAGATGTGACTCGTTTATCTCAAAAGTAATGTCCATTTCGTCAATGCATTGATGAGCTTTGCGCTTATTATAATACTTGAAGGCATACCATCTTATGGAGTTTAGGACGTAATTCTCAAGAGGTCGGATGCCGTCGTACAGCTCAAAGATACGATGTATCCTCTCAAGCGCAACCTCGCTGAACATTTCGTTACATAGGTCAATGTCATTTCGTGCAGCCTTCATAAGAAGACTTCGTATGCGCTTCTCATACTTAATGATGTACTCAAATGCATCCATACTAAGACCTTCTTCCGTAACACTTACGACACATTACAATATCTTTCTTTACGGTCCACATCACCAACTCACGCTTCTCAACACCGCACTCAAGGCATATAAGATCTTTAGGTAACCTTAATGCTTTTGCTTTGCGGCGATCATCCTGACGACGTGATACACTTTGTGTGTTCCACTGCAATAGTCGCAGTACTTTGACTTCTTCATCTTTGCATTTCTTACAAGGTTTCTTACAAGTATGAGCATCACACCAACCATTATAACACTTCGCACAACGATCAGCATTCCAGTTCTTCAAGTCCCATACGTCTTCATTACATATCGAACATACTCTAATGTCTTGACCTTCAATACGACGGTCATAACGATGACAAGCGATGCAGACGTAAGATCGGTCATCATTAATATGCCAAGGGTGAAGTACTGGTTTCTCTTTCTTGCAACACGGGCAAACACCAATGATGTCAGCTTGAGCTCGTACGGTTTCGTTTCGTTGCTGCAACAGGCCAAGCTTGTCCCAATCTCTATGAGTCGTTGACTTACCAGACCTACCTACTTGAACTTGACGTTCCCTACGTGATCTTCGATGCTCAAGAGTCTCAACCTTACGAAGAGGCTTATCCCGAGTAGTAACCTCTTTCTCACACTGACTGCACTCAACTCCTTCATATAGGCCATGTGCTCCGCATATTTTCATATCATCTCCAATCAAATGTCTATACTATTTTCATTTATGAATCAAATGTCTATAACTATACCATAGACACAATCAAATGTCTAGTATGCCATCGATGGTCTTTGCAAAACTAGTAATCTATATAATCTAACTATCTTTATATACGACAATAACAACAAAACTCACAAAAAAACCTGAATTAGTGATATTGTTGTATACGTATAGATGTATTGTTGTTTTTAGAGATTGCTAGTTTTGCAAAGACCATGTGAGAGCTTATAGACATTTGATTTGAGAATGCTCAAGTATAAGTTGCAGCAACTCAACTCCATTGCAGAACTCGCCTACCTTTTCGTTACCCCAGAAAAGTTCTCCGGGCATACGAGCAATGTAAACATAACGTCCTCGCCTGATGATGCGACCCACAATCACCTCCTGTAATGATGTCAGCCACTTCTTCGCAGCCTTAAACTCAATGAGCCCACACCAGCCTTTACAGATCACGAGCCGGTCAGGCCAGCCCGAAGCTTGCATCTTAGCCCCTACGATCGCAAAGATCAAAGCTCCAGTAAGTTCAAGCTCCTTACAAATCTTCCGCGTCCATTCGGATTCAGTCATCGCTGTCTCCCGAAGTTATCGGTCGTCGCCCGCGTATCGGCTTAGATGGCTCAGCCTCCTTAAGCTTCAGCTCCACTAAGCAGTATTCGTTGACACTACAACCCGCAGCCTCAGCCGCCTGAGCCAACATCCTATGCTGATCATCATCCAACCGTAATGTTACCATTCTCATAACCTCCTCCATAAGTACCTTCAAACAAAACACCACGTAACATACTAAAGTCAGGTTGGTAAAGTACCTGAGCCTCATGTATGGCATACTCATAATTATTAATAGCGAACAAAACATCAGCCAAGCTTGTACACGGAACACAACCACAGCTTGTCGCTACGTAAGGCTTGCCAGTCTTGAACCCAGGGGTATGTGGAACATAAAAGCAAGTCTTAGCACGTGAGAATTCCTTAAGTACTTGATGTGGCAGGATCGGACCCATGAAGTTAACATCATCAACTTCCCATCCATTGCCGTAGATTTTAATCTCAGGCATCAACTTAAGTAACTCATGCAACGAACTCCAGTCACTCTTCGACGCAATGCTATCGTTAGCGTGATTGTGAGCTATAACGACACAGTTCATCTCACCAGTGTTGAGCCGCACGGGCAAGTAGCCGTATGACTCACAGACACCATACACCGACACACGACGGTAATCAAGACCGCCTACTGTCATCTTCTTTATCGCACTACACTGATCAAGTAACGCAGATGGCCGGCAGTGATTCCAGCCGTACGACATCTCTTGATCACGTGGATAAGACCTCGGATCATTATTGACGCACACACGAGGCAACCTCAGAGTCTGTAGTACGTTAAGCCACGGGCCGCACATACGAACTGCAAATGATTGCAGCCTGGCGCCTCGTGGGTTGTCAATCCAGCTAAAGGTCGGTGCCATCCCATTCACTTGCACAGCATGAGTCACATGCAAGTCAGCCAGCTGCTCAATATCTTTCGTCCACAACTCTCGTTGATGCCGATCACTTGACTCAGCGTCTAAACCATCTAAGTGCGGCCTAATGAACGTCACACCGTCAACTTCGCCTTCATGAGCTCCGAAGTATATAACCTCGTGGCCCTGACCAAGAAGCCATCGCATGATGCCTTCTGTTTCACCTTGCTCACCGATCTTATTAGTGGTACATTCGCGCGAGTACCACTTCATACCGTACTTACTTACAATTACTCTTGCCATACTTTTAAGTATCCTTCCGGGGTTCCACAATCCTGCACGCCGTTACATATCAGAGGTGATATGCCATGTGCTTCAAACTCATGCATCAAAGACTTCGACCTAGGCTGCCACAAGTCAATAGTGAATGAGCCTGAGAACGACACTTGTCGCTCCATGTATCTCGTTGCCCAGGTACCATTCTTCCAGCCGTCCAAGCCTTCGTAAGCCCCAGTCATACATGTTGCTTGATTCCTACCTGGTAGCGGCAGGCTACGGTAGCCGTAACAGTCGCCGAATGCTACGAGCAGATCAGTGTTACTACTTGCCAGACTAATAGCGTCAACGACGCCAGTCGCAGTGTTTTGTCGACGTATCCTAAGACGACTGAAACTGGGGTAACACGCAAGCAGATAATGCTCCAATGCAGTTTCACCTTCCTTAATTATCACGTCGACATAGTAACAGTTCCTCAAGCAGTACTCGATTGAGTCAACGATGATAGCGCTGTGATCAGGAGCCGCAAGCAGTAGCTTGTTAGGCATTCGTGTCGCATCGCCCGCGGCTAATACCACTCCTAACATTGCAGCCTCCTCGCTGTGATTCGTAAACATTGAAAAGCTTCATCCTCAGGTAGTGAGCAGTAACGCTTAACGTCAAGCTGCTCTACAAG